CTATGTAATGAGTTTGTAAGAATTACCGAACAGATATTTGGGACATTGGTCCAGTATAATATTGATGAGATGAAATTGGTTGAGGAATGGTTACAGCAAGGATTAAATGAGCAGTACGCAGTTAAAAGAATAAAAGAAATCCTGGAATGGAGGAAGGCCAACCGGTACGATTGCCCTAAAAGAATAGTATTTTATAAGGATATTCTCATGCGAAAGCCCAAGCCCAGGAATAATAAGGAAATAGTAGAGGCCATTATAAAAAAGACAACAAGAAGGCTTAAAATTAAATAGTATATAAATTGTAAAGGAACCTTCACACAAAATAACTAGAGAATAACGCAGCAAAAATAACGACCTTATCCCCTCCCCACCACGCAGATATATAGGGGGGGAGTTACACAATTTTTTTGCAGTTTTTTCTCAAATCAGTTATAACGAATATACCGGTACGAAACATGAACATGGGTTCGGTTCTCATCCTAGGCTAGTCAATCGGACCCTCGTACCTGGAGAAAGGAAATATATGAGTGGACCAACACATAGCAATCGGAACTTTCAAGTTATGCGTTCTGTGAATATTACAGAAGGCAAATACATTATAGAAGTTTGGAGTGCATCTAACTTTAATAAGGACAAGGGGACCAGAGAAGAAGTCCCAGGAGCAATAGATATTAAGGTTTATAAGAAAGACGAGAACAAAGAATACAACAAAGGCGAGGCTGTGTTTTTTGTAAGGGCTTTTGAGAACCAAGGTAAACCTAAAGCTCCGAGTTACCAAACACAAGGTGCTCTAAGTGATGACGACTTCTAAGTCAAAGCGAATAGTTAAACCTCCTTTGGACCGGTTCGGAGGGGTCCGAGTAGTTCAGAGGAGGATTAAGAAATCAGAAGTGATTGAGCACAATAAAGAAAATGTTGCTCAAGAATTAATAGATATAGCAACAGCCAATATTGACGATATTATGTCCTGGGATGAAACTGGGAATGTCAGCATCAAAGATGTAAATAGTATTTCTAAATCAGCAATCAAAGCAATCAAGAAGATAAAAGTTACTCCGACAAAAATGGGGCCACAGCTAGAAGTGGAGCTACACGATAAGGTTGGAGTGTTAAGAGTATTAGCCAAGGCATCTGGATTATTAGAACAGCAAGAAGATATGGATAGACCATCTGTTGTTGGAATAGTGATGCAAGGACCAGAGCCGAAACCAATAATTGACATGGAGGCAGATGAGCAAAGCGAGGTACATAAGCCATCCGGAGATAGACCGGATACAAGTACAAATGCTGAAAAAACAAATTAGTGATAGTGAGGCAGCGAGGATTTGTGGTTTACCACTAAATGAATATAAGAGTATTGTGCGAGGACAAAAAAAATATGATGGCGATAGAATTGCTAGTATGGTACTTACAATAGAAAGCATAGTGAATGGCGAAAGCTAAAGGATTATTAAACAAAGTTGCACACGAACCTATATTCCATAAGACATCAATCGGAAGGAACCCTAGCCTAGCAAAAATGAACAAAGCAAAACGAAAAAATTTTAAAAAATACCGAGGCCAGGGTAAATGAGTATTGCAGATTTAAAATTAGATTTCAGTACATCTCCTACTGTTTGGAAGTTTCTCAAAGATAAATCATTTGTGAGAGGGCTCATGGGCCCAGTTGGAAGTGGTAAATCGTATGCGTGTGCTGCTGAGATAATGTTGAAAGCAGTATCGCAAGTGCCATCTCCAAAAGATGGTATCAAGTATAGTAGGTTTGTTGTTGTCAGAAACTCTTATCCAGAACTTAGAACAACGACTATAAAAACTTGGCAAGAGTTATTTCCAGAAAATGTATGGGGTCCTTTTAGATGGAGCCCACCACTTACACATCACATAAAA